TCACTTTAATCTAGAGTTACTGATAAATTTTTTATACTTATCTCCAAAGTAAGTTTCGTCATCGATACCTTCCTTATGTACAGAATTAAAATCCGGTATGATGTGGAAGTCGGAAAATTTTATATCCATTCTATTTAATTTTTGTTAATTCTGATAGACTATTAATTCGGTGATGCCCTACATCATATCTTTTATTTGCATCTGTAGTAACAAGATAACAAAATATTCCAGAATTTTTACATTCTTTAAATGTTTGATATTTATCATCACAAAATATATTTATACCTAACTGTTTTAAAGTATCTATTTTTGATACATTCCACGGTAAACTATATATAGGAGCTTTTGGCAAATTATTTTTTTGAATAGCTTCTTGTGTCCATTCTACTGGAATTGATCTTGCAGTTACATAATAATCAACTTCAAATGGAATATCTGTTATTACTGGTAAATTTACCCAAAAATCTTTATCTCGTTGTAACTGTTTAAGATTTTCATCCATATTGTAATCACCATTCCAATAATCAGATAATTTAATGCCAAATCTACGTTGATATTCTCCTGTAAAATCAAACACTACGTCATCTAAATCAATTCCTACTATATTTTTAGTTAAAGGCGTAATTTGTCTATCATCCCCTTGAGGGTATATTTTATAAAATTCACATAAAATTAGAGCTTGAGATGCAACTTCTGCTATATGATACATACCATCTTCAGTAAAATCATGCCCTAATTCAAATTCAGTAAGATGTTTCTTTAACGTAGATAAAACTTCCGTCCAAGAAATACCATATTTCCATTCATTTTTATTATGTTTTTCAAGTTTTTGTGTAAGAACTTTACTGACTTCTAGTATTCCCTGGGCGGGAATTAAATCATAACGTATGTTACTCATCTTCTTTTACTTGTAAATATGCTAAAAACGTATTCGCTAAAAATCCTGCAAAATCGAGATTGTCCTTAAGACTATAATTATCACTCAAAGTAATATTATAATCTAAATTTGAAGATTCTTTATCATAAGTAAAATCGATAATGATTTCTTTATCAGCATCAGGATTTCTAAACGTTACTATCGCTTTTTCCATTAATATAAGATTTTAATAATTTGTATAGCATTTGTTTATCAATTAATGCTATTTCTCCAACAGTTATCATATTAGTTTCTCGACTTTCCTGTTTTGCTCAAATAATACAAAATTCAGTAGGATCTACTGTAGATTCAGAACGGATTTTAAAATAATTAGGAATATTTGATGTTTTCTTTAATTGAATCTGCACAGGTAGTTGTTTGTTTAGATCTATTAAATCTACTTTGTTATCATCTGTAGATTTAGACTCAGATCTGCTAGTAACAACATTAAACCCTAATTCATTTAATTCCTTAGCTATTTTTCGTTCATAAGCATGTCCTTTTTCACGACAATATTTACCTGTTCTTTTTTTAGCCAAAATAATATCTTTTTGCTCAATTAATTAATTCCAGAGTTTTATCTTTACCATATAATTTATAAAAATCTGAAATATCTTTAGCATTATACTTTCGTGGAATAAAACATACTTTTAATTCAGGATGAGATTTATGTATTTTATTAAGACCTTGTATTCCTGGAAGATCGTTATCATAACAACATAAAACATGTGTAAATTTAGTACACAGTTTTTCATATTGTTTATCTGTCATAAACATATGTTCTGAACATGGGGCTATTGCAGGAATTCCTAATTCATACAGAACCATTACATCTTTTAAAGATTTTGTAATTACTAAATAATCTCCTCCTTGTTTAGGTAACTGATGTGCTCCTTGAAGCATTATTGATTTCCAATTACCTATAAATTTATAAGTCTTTTGGCGAGGATGATAAATTCGTCAACGTTCTATACCGTTACGAATACCTCCATAATATCCGAAAACAAGTTGATTATCTTTTTCATAATGAAAAACGTTTCCATTAAGTCAGATATTTTTGCAAGAAAATACATTAAATTTTTTTAAAGTTTTTTCTGTAATTCCATATTTTAATCATCATCGTAATTCATAATCTTTAAAATCACGAATTTCAACTTGAATTTCCGTTTCACTAACTTCTTTAAACTTAGTTCCTGTATATTTTATTTCAGCTTTATGTACTTGTAATTTAGAATCTTGAATAATATTAAAATCATTAGCTATTATTTTTAACGCCTCCTGATAACTAACATTAAACAAAGCAGCTACAAATACAAAACAATCTCCACAAAAATTAGAACCAAAGTCTTTATATAACAATGATCCATTTCTAGATCGATACAGAGATACTGTTGGATGATTATCGTTTCTTAATTTTGAACAAAAGAGTCCCTTTTTAATAGGGACTCCATAATGTTCAAAAATCATTTCCTCTGATACTTTTGCAAGTATATCTTCTCGTTTTATATTACTATATGTATCGATCTTCTTTATACTTGAAAAGTCAAAGTTTATCATTAATTACTCTTAAAACGGAAGATCATCATCAGCTGCAAGATCAGCTTTCATATCACTTACAGCAGCGTTTGTTGCCATATTTGTAGGACGAGCATTTGAAGCATTATCGATAAGCTTCTTTTCACGGTCATCAAGCGTAAGTTCATGACCAATTACCCAAGAACCGATTGCAAGTTCATTAGTTCTAGTAATACGAGCAATAAACACAGGAATCGCACTAAATCCATTACTTTGAGGAAGTACTTTAATTTGGATCTTTTCTCCAACAAAAGGTGCTGTTACTTCAATCATAGCAAGAATAAGTTCTCTAAATGTACCATTAAACTTACCTTTACCACGAAGTTTAAGACTGCCATCACTTATTTGTTCCAAAATTTCAGGATTAAGAGTTTCAAGAATCTCTCTAATAAGAATCATGAAATTATCTGCAGGAGAAGCATTCTTACCACCCCAAGGATTATCTTTACGTTCATCGTCCTTAGGCTCAAAGAACTTTTGAGTATAAAGTCCATATCCTTCTACAGTTACTTTGAATAACATAGCTTGATAAGGATTACCATCTTTTCCTGTACCGGTTTCAAACTCAAGTCCTTCAAATACAGCATCTTTAATACCCGGAGATAAAAACTTACCGGTTTCTTTTGCACCAAGTGCGTCACCAATATTAAATTTCATAAATAATTATATTAAATTTTAATTTATCTTAAATTTTCAAGGTCAGTTTCTTCTTCTTGCAAACTATCATTTTCTTCTAGTTGATTTACTGGAACCATTTTAAACCATTTTTTAAAAGGTTCTAACTTAAAGAAACTGCCGTATTCCATCAAAGTTTCTCTTTGATTACCTTTAAACAATACGGTGTTACTTTTTGTTAATTTACAACCGCCTGTAGAATCGGTAAATAATTCTGATTTAGCTATTACTGGAAATGTTTCTTCTGGACTAATTGTATAATAGTTTATAGTTATTCTTTCTCCAGGAAAAGCATTTAATAAGTTAATAGCGTCTTTTGTTAATACTAGTTTATTATCTTCTATTTTAACAAAAGGCTTTGTATCTTTAGTAATATCTACGATTCTGAGATTTGTTATCTCTTGTGTTTCAGGGTTGAAATTAAATTGAATATTAAACATTAGTTATCAAACTCGTTAATTTTTTCAATAACATATTGAAGATCATTAGGAATATGATCCTCTTCAAAACAACCTAGTGGAGACTTTGCAGTAGTGGTTCCATCAGAATGTGTAATAAAACTATATGTTGTTTTATTATCGGCATCGCGAGTCACATCAGTGAACAAAACATAAGTAAATAGTCCCTCTACTGTAATAGTATTGTCAATCATTTTACCTAAAGTTTTAATTTTAAAACTAGGATCGTCGGCAGTACCAATATTTTCGCTATGACATGTTACAATAACATTTAAATCATCGCGCATGTTAATACTCGCTTTAAGAATACTATAAAACTTTTGTGCAATATCTGTAAACTTCTCAAAACCTTTCTCCTTTGCTCTATCCATAGCTTCAAAGCCCATGAGATATTGCGCGTCTTCAATAACAACATTCTTAATTTCTTGACGTTTA